CGAATCGCGCCCACCCCCATGGGCTGTCTTCGGCACCCTGCCGCCGAGCGATACAGGCAGGGACTTATTCAACAACAGACAGATGAGGGATAACCCATGGGATTCAAGCTCAGCGTATCAGACAGTTTCTTCTACCCGGCCAGCGTGCATGCGATTCAGGAGAATGGACAGTCCACCAAGATCACCATCATTTTCAAGTTTAAACGTCTCGATATTGACCAGGTCCGCGATCGGCAAATGGCCGATGGTGCGCAGATCTGGGCCAATCTCATGGCTGAACATGATGGCGACCTTGCGCTAGTCAATAGCAAATTCACCGCTGAACTTATTCGCCAAGGAAAAAACAGCCTGTCCTCTGAGCAGATGGCTGATGACCTTCTGGAGATCCTTTGTGGCTGGAAAGATGTTTCTGACGATGAGGGCCCGATGGAATTTAACCGGGACAACCTGGTCAGGCTCATACGCTTCACCCCGGGGATCTATGCCGCCATCAAGGCCGCCTACAACGAGGCCAACTCCGGCGAGGGCAAAAGAAAAAACTGATTGAAGCGGCGCGCTATTGGGCAAACCCCAATGTAGCAGAACCGATTGGATCCGATGATCTTGAAGGCGCTTTTCGCGCCTTCGGAATCGATGAAAGCGAAATGGAATCGATTGCACTGCCGAATGAAGATCATTTTGAGGTTTGGTCAGAAAACTGGACCACAGTGCTGGTGTTTCTGGCACTCCAAACCCAGTGGCGAAAAGAAATCACCCTGGCAGGACAAATGATCTGGCATGGACTGCGCTATAGCGAGATTGAAGTGACCATTCGGCTTCTGGGGTATCAAAAAGAGCGCCGCTCAATCTTCAAAGGAATTATTGAAATGGAGCGTTTTGCTTTGCCGCTTCTCAATAAACCGAGGAAATAAGCATGGGATTTTGTCTTTCCGAGAAATCACAGCAACGGCTAAGAGGCTTGCATCCCGATCTGGTTCGGGTGGTGCATCGAGCACTTGAGATCACACCAATTGATTTTATGGTGATTGAAGGACTGAGGACTCGGGAACGACAGAAATACCTTTTTGATAAAGGGGCAACCCGCACCCTGAATTCACGTCACATCACGGGTCATGCCGTGGATTTGGCCCCCTTGAAAGACGGCAAGCCGTCCTGGAACTGGGAGGATTATTACCCCCTTTCCGAAGCCATGAAGACAGCAGCTCAGGAATTGGGAGTTCAGATCGAGTGGGGAGGCGACTGGACCAGTTTTAAGGATGGACCCCACTGGCAGCTGCCTAAGTAGGCCTGCCATGGCATCTCATAAAGAGGAAAACCTGATGGACCCATCGAAAGACCCCACAAGCTACGACATCTTGACCTATTCCTGGGTCTTGGGACTTTCCATGGTGGGTGGCGTGGTTTCATTTATACAAAAGATTCGTGAAGGCAAATCGCGCGCCTTCAACATTCTGGAATTGGTCGGTGAGATTGTCACGGCGGGTTTTGCTGGCGTCCTGACCTTTTGGCTCTGTGAAGCTGGCGAAATCGATCCTTTAGTTTCTGCCGCACTGGTCGGCATTGCGGGCCACATGGGCAGCCGAACCATTCTCCTATTGGAGCAATGGGCCGAAACCAAACTTCCGAAAGACTAAGGGCGGCATACCATGGGCGATTTACAGCTTGGCATCAAAATCACGGCGGATGGAAAAACTGCCGATTTGGAATTCAATCGCATCCGTCAGAGCCTGGGCGAAGTCGGAAAATCAGCCCAATCGATTGAATCTAACTTGAGCTCTATGGCCAGCGTGGCCAAAAGTGCGTTTGCCGCCATGGGTGCGGCATTCTCAGTCAAGCAATTGATTGAGACGACTGATGCCTATACCAACATGAATTCCAAGTTGAAGCTGGCGACGGCTTCCGCCGATGAATATGCCAATGCACAAAAATCGCTGTTTACCATTGCCCAAAACAATAAAACGGCACTGGTCGAAACAGTCAGCCTCTATAGCCGAATTGCAGTGGGAATGCGGGACATGGGGGCCAGCCAAGCGCAGGTACTTAAAGTCGTCGACAGTGTCGGCAAGGCTCTTAAAGTCTCCGGCGCCTCAACCTCGGAAGCTGCAAGCGTTACCACGCAGCTGAGCCAAGCCTTGGCTTCAGGCGTGCTGCGCGGCGAAGAATTCAATTCCGTCATGGAAAATGGCCCGCGGCTAGCCCGAGCGATTGCCGATGGCCTTCAGGTGCCGATCGGCGCCCTCCGGCAAATGGCGACTGAGGGCAAGTTGACCTCAGAGCAGGTCATCAAAGCCCTCGAATCCCAATCAAGCGCACTGAGCCAGGAAGCTTCCAGCATGCAAACCACGGTTGGGCAGGCCTGGCAAATGCTGGAAAACGCTGCAACCTCTTATATCGGGCAGGCCGACCAGGCTAATGGGACAAGCGCAGAATTAGCATCCACCATTGAATTGATGGCTAACAATTTCAATGCCATGGTTGATCCTGTCGCCAAAGTCATGACCTACATCGCCAAGGTCGAAGTCGGTGGGTGGCTGGCATTGTCGGATGCCATTGCCAGCGTCAAAACTAATCTTTTGGAAATGATTGGTCAGCAAAGCGCCGGCACTCCAGATCCAGAGGTCCAGCGACTGATGAAGCTTGGGCAAGGCCAAACCCCGATTGATGAACTGGCTGCTAAAAGCGAAAAGGCAGCAACTGCGGTTGCCACACATTTTGCCAAGACCACCAAAACTGCCAAAAAAGGCGCAAGCGATGCGGAAGCGGCATTCAAGGCCACGATCGATGCCAACGTGAAGACCGCCGAAGATGCCGCCCGGTTGTATGACGCGCAAGCCAAGACCAGCGCCATGCGATTTGACAATGAGCGCAAGCAAGCCGAAGAAACAGCACGACTTGAAATGAAGGCTGCTGAAAATCAGGACCAAAAGCTGCAGATTGCCGATGAACTCCGGAAAAAGCAGGAAGCCCTGATTGCCGAGGAAACGCGCTTAAAAGAAGAGCAACTGGTCAAAGATGAAGCTGCGTTGATGGCTCGAATTAACGGGGTCAACCTCGAGATCGATGCCGCAGATAAATACAACCTCAAGCAATCCGAGCGGATCAAGCTACAGACGGAACTGCAATCCCTGCTAAGTCAGCAGCAGGCGCTGCCTGAAGAAAAGGCGCAGATCCAGTTGGAATCGATGGCCAAGATGGCTGAGGCAACCAAACAGTTCAACGATATTCGAATCGATGGCGAAACGAATGTGCGGGAGGAGGCACTGCGGACTCTGGAAGTTCTCTCTTCCAATTTGGAATATGCCAAGGAGATTGCTTCGGGCCTTTCTGATGCGTTTGGAGATGTGGGGACAGCCATTGGCGGAATGACTGTGGCCCTGGCGGAATATGCCAAGCAACAGGCAACAATCAGCATTCAGGCTGCCGAAGATATTAAAAAGAATCCCACGAGAAAGCTTGAGATTGAGCAAGAAGCCATGCTCAAAAGCTCAAGAACCCAAATCAAAACCTATGGAGATATGACCCAAGCGGCTCAGGGATTTTTCCAGAAGGGGACCAAGGGTTACGAAGCCATGGGGGGCGCTGTCAAGGTTTTCCGAGCCTTTGAAATGGCTCAATCTGTGATGTCTGCAGTCAAGCAGATGGAACAGATGGGCGGCATGCTGAATTTCTTCACTGCATCGCTTGAGCAAATGGGAATCATCTCTTCCGTCAACACCACAAAAGAGATTGCTCAGTCCGCTGCCAAAGCGCAGGCTAAAGCGGTTGAAGGTGCTGCCAACCAGGGTACCCAAGGCGATCCTTATTCTGCTTTTGCACGCGTAGCTGCCTGGGTTGCCCTCATGGCCGGCCTAGGCATCATGATCAGCGGTGGCAGTGGAGGCAGTCAAAGTGGCGTTTCTGCAGAAGACCTGAAAAAGCAACAGGAAGATGCCTTTAAGCGGAGCACAGCAACCATGTTGGGCTCTGAAGAAATGAGCACATCGATTCGAGATGCTCTCGATCTCATTGCCAACAATTCAAGTAATGACCTTGATTACACCAAGGGGATGGCGGCAGATCTTAATCGCCTGGCTAACGCCATGGACTCAGCCGGGGCAGCTGTAGCCAAGGTTTTCAAAATCGATACTGCAAAACTTAATCTGGGTGCGACCAAAACATCCAACGCGCCCGGATTTGACCCCATTTCTGGAATGATTTGGGGGGGCACCAAGACCACCCGGGAACTGGTCAGTCAGGGCATTAAGCTGGTCTCTCAATCGCTGTGGGACATTATCGAAGGCGCCTTGGTTAAGGGAAAAACCTTTGCGGACGTCCTGGTAACCAAAAAGTCTTCGACGCTTTTTGGTTTGTTTGGCAGCACCTCTCAAAACCTGGAAACAATTTTTGGAAAGCTAGATAGCACAATTGCTCAGGCGCTTTCAAAATCGTTCAAAAGCATTTACAGCACAATCGGAAAATCTGCAGAGCTCCTCGGTATGTCAGGGCCGGGTCTTGATGCACAGATCAATAACCTGGCCATAAAAATGCCCAGGATTCCCTTAGGCAAGGACGGTAAAAAAAATGCCGAGAATATTGCTGCGGCTCTTTCGGCCCAGGCAGACCGCTGGGCAGAGCAAATCAACCCCGCGCTAAAAGAGTTTCAACGAATTGATGAAGGGCTCTATGGCACATTAATTCGCGTTTCAGAAGGCTCCGCGCGCGCCAAAGGCATTCTTGAGCAATTAGGAATGACCACGATCAGCTACAGTGAAATCAAGGAGAAAGAAGGAGACATAGCGGCTGAAATTACGCGTCAGGTCATCATGGCCCAGGGGGATTTGAGCGCCGGAACGCGTCAGTATGTCAATGACTTAACGGGTTCTGCAGAGGATATTGCTTCCGCTTATCAGCAAATTTCCAATGTGACCCGACTGATGCGCGGGGCAGGATTTGGAACCGAAAACATTGATCGCGAAATAATCAATGCTGCCGGCGGCTTGAGTAAGTTTGAAGAAGCGCTGCAAACTTTTCGCGATAACTTTATGACCGACCAGCAAAAGCTGACTTCAGACAGCGAAGAGCTAACGAAAGCATTTGCGCGGCTTGGCTATGGTCTCCCTCAATCAAAAGACCAGTTTTATGCCATTGCAATGGGCATCGACAAAACTACAACTGAAGGCAAAAAACTGTTTGCGCAGTTTTTATCCTTGAGCGGGGCGTTCTCTGACTTTACCGATGCTGCAAAAAATCTGGCAGACGCGCAGGCCGAAGCCGCGCAGGCTGCTGTGGATGCCGCGCGAAAAGCGGCCGAGGAAGCGGAAGCAGCTGCGCGAAAAATCAAGCAATCCTATGAAGATGCTTTTTTCACGCCAGAAGAAAAAACAGCTAAGCAATTGG